TTATTATGTTAAAACTGATGAGACTTCTGATAAATTTTGCGTAGCACAAGAAAAAAATCCTAATGAATGTGTTGGTGATTTGTTCATGGAAGCAATGCAAAGAAATTTAATTACTGGATATAATAAGTATAATTGTAATGTTTATAGTATTACTCCTATTGAAGGTAGTGTTGTAATATTTCCAAGTAAAATTGGTCATTTTACTCAAAAGTTTACCGAACGACAAGGGGAGAGGTTAGTTATTCCTGGAGATATTCGAGTTACTTTAAAACCACAAAATCCAGATTATCATCAAGGGTCTACACATCCTTCTCAATGGTTACAACTTTGAGAGGGTCGTGTTTTTTATAGATCTTTTGGACCTCTGACATCCAAGGTTCATCTCTCATCATCCAATCCATATCATAATCAAGTGTGATATGCTCTGGACCAATATACCTGTCGATGTATGATTTGATTAGGGTTTCTCCAAGAGAGACATCACCCCAATCATTATCGTGCATCTCTTTTGTTTTCGTATATAATTTAAGATATTTTTTCATCCAATAACAGTTACCATGGGCAAAGTAATCCACGTAAGAATCTTCTGGATTACACGGTCCTGGATGAACTTTCCATGCTGGTAGGACTAAATCTTTATCTGGTTGAAGTTTAAAATTTTTAATAGAAAAGTCGCCTCTACATTTGATAATAGTGTCATATTCCATGGGATTAAAAAGACGCAATCCCAAATAATTAGAATACCATTGTCGGAGGATTCTATATGACCATTCTCTTCCATTTATTTCTAACCCATTTGATTTGAATTTAAATTCTGGAAGAGTCTCTTTATCTCTAAACAAGTAGTTTTTAGGTTTATATTCTTTTATTATTTTATCTATATCTATCCGAACTATTCCAGATCCCATGTAAAGTTCGGAATAATTGTAAGAACTGATATATACATCAGTTGAATACTTGTCAATAATATTAGATTTTATGTTTTGGAAGTGGTTCTCCCAATTTCTCATGTATCCAGTCAATAATAATGCTATTTTCATTTCATTTTTAAATATCATATATATAAAATTATAATGATAATTTAAAATGTCTGAACTTGTAAATTTATTAACTTTAGAAGCATCTCAATTAGAACAGAACTCTGATGGACTTCCAGAGTATCGTGATAGGGCTGCTGGATTAGCTGCTTCTTATAGATTGCCATCAAAACAATTTGATGATTTGGCATTAAATCTTTTAACTTCTGCAAATGCTGCAAAAGCTACTGCAGTATCTTTAGGTGGCAATACTGGATTAAATACATCTTGTTATACTGCAGATACTGCTTGGATTACTTCCACTTATGGAAGTCTTGTTGCTAGTGTTGGTGTTGCATCTGCGGCGTCTTTAGGGATTGTTGGATTAGGATCAATACCAATTGCATATGGTATAATTAAGGGTGATGCACTAGAAGCATATACATACCCTAAAGTGGATAATTTAGACGTAAGTGTTGAGAATCCATTTGAAGGTGAAGGATATGTCACTGTAAATTCAGGAAATTCTGGTATTGGTAAAAATACTCGATATACTGTAAACGGTGGATCTACAATTGGTAATGTATTTTCAATATCAAGTTCACCGATTCCAATATTCGGTGGAACTTGTCCTGGGTCTACTATAGCATCAGGTGTATCACCATTAATAACTCAATATTCAAATTCATCTGCTGGAATATCTTCGTATAATACTTTAGCAACTAAAGTGAAAAAATATAAAACAGAATATGAATTTCATGTGTGGTCTTATAATAGAAAAATAAAAGAAAATGATGATGATTCTGCAGATCAACTTGTAGTAGCGGGAATTCTCACAGATCCTGTGTATGGTGGACCTTATTAAATGGCATCCCCAGGGGGGGCTTGACAACCGTTTAAGATCTTGCTATTATAATCAGGTAAACAACGCAACAACCACAATAAATATGATTGATGAAAACGTTGATGAATATTTGACACGTTGCGTAGTTGATACAAGTACACGTACTTTTTTAATCTATTCAAATCTGGGAGATGAAAAAGTAATTGAATGTAACAATTCTCAAGAATTTTTAAACGTTCTTTCTTTTGTTAGGAGTGTGCTTGGATCTGATACTTTGGTTTATGCAGACCCCCTTGTAAAGGGGTAATATATGCGGGTGTGGTGTAGCGGTAACATACCATCCTTCCAAGTTGTAGTCACGGGTTCGATTCCCGTCACCCGCTTACCAAAATAGAATTTTGGTATCAAAAATTTTTACAAAATCTTTTTATGAATCCTTATAAAATTTCTTATAGGACCCTATGTGAATCTGTGGTTAAAACAACCCCAGAAAATGTAAAAGAGGCAAATGAAGGTTTGTTTTATTGTACCATGACTTTGCCAGCTGCTGCTAAGCATTGTGGCATGTCACAAAAAGAAATGAAATTGACTTTTTATGAATATTTAAAATACAATCCTGCATCTTATATCGATGATAGGGGGGAATAACTAAAGGGATTGAGTATAACTCTCCGCCCCCCATATATAAATAAATGGTGATTCTTATGGCGTACAGAATCGATGCCACGTACTGTTGGTATAATAAAGGAAGTATGATTGTAAAAATGTATTTTATTAATCATATACCATTTACTTTTGATGAACTTCCCGCCATTTCTATAGAAGATCCAGAATTAATTTCTATTGCTGATAAAAATAGAAGATACGATCCTGAAGATTTATACAAAACTTCTTTTTATTTGATTGATGAGGAAGCACATCCTTGTTTATTCCCAATAGAATTAGAAAATCCTGAAGATCTTCCTGTAGATTAATGCCTTTCTAGCTCAGTGGTAGAGCACTCGCCTTGTAAGCGAGCGGTCATCGGTTCAAGTCCGATGGAAGGCTTGAGTTTATTACTCTTATGTCACTAATTTCACAACGAGATCGAGATATTACTATTGAAGCACTCGATTTTTATATCTTTAGTAAAGGTGTTGATTTTACTGAGGAAAAAAGAATGGAAATCAATGCCCTTATTAATTGGTTGAAGTTGGAGAAATTTAAAAATGAAAATTAATTTGTGGTATTGTACTGAAATGAAGCAATGGAGATGGACATTAACTGATGATCATCGTCCAGTTGTTAAACAAGAATCTGGACAACAACCAGAATTAAGAGTTGCTATGAATGATATTGCAAATACTGTAGAATATATGCTTGACAACCATTAAAATTTATCTTATAATTAATATGCGATACTAATTCGCAGTGACCCAAAAAGTGTGACGGTAGAACCCTCCTTGTGAGGGTTTTATTGTATTTCTATTGCGGATTTTTAAGTGAATAAATAAATCATAATAGAAATCTTAGTATAATAAAATGGGTCTTAGTCGCTTAGATAATTTCTTAAAGAATAGTAGAGGTGATATTTTATATGTTGATCCCTCAAGTATAGATTCAACTGACAGTATTGAGAATCAAGGTAATTCTCTGGTCAGACCCTTTAAAACTATTCAAAGAGCCTTAATAGAAGCCGCAAGATTTTCTTATCAAAGAGGTCTGGATAATGATCGCTTTGGTAGAACAACAATTATCGTTTATCCTGGAGAACATTTAATTGATAATAGGCCAGGATGGATACCTATACATGATAATCCAGTAGCTGGTAATAATTGGTTAACCAGAGGTGGGGCAGTATCTAATGAATTCCCAGAATTTAATTTAAATTCTAACTTTAATATTAATGATGATACTAATGATCTTTATAAAATGAATAGTGTATATGGGGGTATTATTATTCCTCGTGGTACATCTATTGTTGGTATGGATCTTAGAAAAACTAAAATCCGTGCTAAATTTATTCCCAATCCAGAAGATTCTACAATTGATAGAACATCAATTTTTAGAGTAACTGGATCTTGCTATTTTTATCAATTTACATTTTTTGATGCGGACCCAAATAGTGTTGTATTTAAAGATTATGGTCCTACTAAGTTTGTTCCAAATTTCTCTCACCACAAACTTACGTGTTTTGAATATGCTGATGGTGTAAATCCAGTAATTATTGATGATGATTATATTACATATAAAACCACAAAGACTGATTTAGATTTATATTATGATAAAATAGCTCTTACATATGGATCTTCCAGTGGAAGATTGATAAGTCCAGATTTTCCAAATAGTGGAGTTGATGTTCAAACAAAAATTGATGAATATAGAATTGTTGGATCAAAAGGACAAAATGTTGGTATTACAAGTATTAAAGCTGGTGATGGTGTAGTATCTTCAACCACAATCACTGTTGATATCGAAGAATCAATCGGTGGATTGGATGTAGATACTCCAATTAGAATTGAGGGTGTTCCTACTGCTGGTTATAATGGTCAATATGTTGTAAGTACTTCGGAAAGTTCTACTAGAATTACTTATAAAACATCTTCTGCTCCTGCTAATCCTCTACCAACAATTGTTAGTGGAACTCCAACTCTTAATATTGTTGTAGATACTGTTACCTCTGCATCTCCATATATCTTTAACTGTTCTCTTAGATCAGTATTTGGTATGTGTGGTCTTCATGCTGATGGTAATAAAGCCGATGGATTTAAGTCCATGGTTGTGGCACAATTTACAGGCATTGGTCTACAAAAAGATGATAATGCATTTTTAAAATATAATTCTACTTCTGGTGTATACGAAGATAAAACAGCAGTATCGAATATTCATACAAATTCTTCTGCGGTATATAAACCAGAATATGAAAACTTCCACATTAAGGCATCCAACGATGCATTCTTACAGTTAGTTTCTGTATTTGCTATTGGATATGCAAATCACTTCTTAGCGGAAAGTGGTGGTGACCACTCTATTACAAACTCTAACTCAAACTTTGGTGCAAAATCTCTTGTCGCTAGGGGATTTAAAAAAGAAGCATTCCCAAGAGACGATACTGGATTTATAACACATATTATTCCTCCTCAAGAAATTCAGAGTGAAGATATTAACATTGAATACACTTCTATTGACGTAGAAGCAACAGTAGGTATTGGAAGCACTACAAGATTATATCTTTACAACGAAACCGATTTAGCTAATCCCCCATTATCTGTTGTTGATGGATATAGAATTGGATCTAAAATAAATGATGAACTGAAAGTTCTTCTTAATATAAACGGACAATCTACAACAAAAACATCGAAAATTATAATGCCAAATACCCAAGGAAGGGGTATTTATGAAAGTTCTTCTTATAAAGAAGCTATTGTTGGCCGAACAAATATTGGTATTAATAGTATTTCTTCTAATACTTTTACTTTAACTGCACCCCACCAATTTATACAGGGTGAATCTTTAAGAGTTTATAGTAGTGATGGTGAACTTCCTGATGGATTAAATCATAACCAAGTTTATTATGCTATTACTGCGGGAATTAATTCCAATCAAGTTAAACTTGCACAAACTTTTAATGATACAATTACTGAAGATGCTGTAATTGTTAATAATAAGGGTGGTATTTTAACATTTGAAAGTAGAGTATCTGACAAAAAATCTGGAGATATTGGGCATCCAATTCAATTTGATAGTGGTAATGGGCAGTGGTATATTACTGTCAGTGGAATATCTAGTTACAATCAAATATATTCTAGTGTTGTTGGTCTTGGAACTACGACTCTGGGAAGAACAACTCCAAGAACATTTATTACTAGAAAGTCTGATACTAGATCATTAACCGATAAGATTTATAAAGTTCGTTATGTAATACCAAAAGATTCTGCAGTTGTTGCAAGACCACCTAGAGATGGATTTGTAATTCAAGAATCTAATACTACTATTGGTGCAACACAAGAAGAAATTGGAAAATATAATAGTGTTGATGCTGTAATTTTAAATAATTCATCGGAATTAAGGAATTATAGATTTATATCTAATGCTATTTGGGATTCCGTTGGTATTGCAACTCTTACTACTGAAATTCCACATGAATTATCTGTGGGATCATTGATTCAGATCAATAATATTAAATCTGGATTTAATACTACTGGTATTGGTAATAGTGGATTTAATGGTGAATATTATGTAACTTCTAAACTTTCTAGAAGAGAATTCACAATTGGATTAACTACAAATCCAGGATTATTCCAAAGTGATACCTCAACTAGAGATATAAATTTACCATATTATAAGAGAGTTAGATTCAATAATACTTTTGTAATATACAAATCAGAAGAAATTCAGCAGTATGTTCCAAATACCAAAGACGGTGTTTATCACTTAACTATTGTTGATTCTTCCAATTCTCCTTCTGTTGAACCATTTACTCAATTAAGGTTCTCACAACCAGTAAAAAATCTTTATCCACAATTAGATAGAGACAATATTAATTCTGATCCAGATCCAACAGTATCTTTTGCATTACCTTCTCCATTAGGATTAGTTGAAGTTAATAATCCTCAAAATTCTATTACTAGAGAAAGTATTGTAAGAAGCATTAATGATTTTGCTGTAGGTTTTGGATTAACAGATATTCAGTCTTCTTCTGGATTAGCACATACATTATACACTAGAATTGATCATGGATTGAATAGAATTACTAGAGTTGGTATTGTAAGTGCTGGTGAAAATTATGGATCTGGATCTGGATCTATTGAAACCCTTTATAATGCTAAATTAGTAGGATTTGCTGGATCTACAACTGGAAATTATGCCACTGCAAATATTAAAGTTGATGCCTTAGGTAGAATAACAGATGTTAGAGTTATTGATGGTGGATCTGCTTATGGAATTGGCAATACTCTTTCTGTAGTTGGTGTAGGTACAACTTTAGGTCATATTGTTGGTGTAGTATCTGTAACTCAAATTAATAATGATATTGGTAATGTAATTTCTATAAGTGGTTTATACGATAAAGTTTTTGGGTCTTATAATAATCTTTATAGAATTACTGGAATTAATGTAGGACAGACCAATCAAATTCAAGTTGTATCTTCTTCTGAGGTAATAGCACAATATCCATTTACTGGATCTACCCCTATTGCTGGAGTTAATACCAATGGATTGAGTAAAATTAATGCCACTCTTTTAAATACAGTTGAATCTTATGTTACTGGTAATTCTTTAGGGATTACATCATTTACATATAATAATGTAACTGGAATTGCAAGTGTTACAACACTTCAATCTCATGGATTTGTGAATGGTACTAAATTCAAAGTTGGTGGATTTAATCAAAGCGTTTATAATGGTAATTTCATTGCATCAAAAATTGTTGGATTAAATGATTTTGAATTTAATATTGGAATAGGTACGACCTCACCAATATCTTCTGGAACTGCATACATTTATATACCAGGATTTGCCGCACAAGGTGGATTGCTGTCTGTAGATAATGAAGCAAATTCGAGTAGACTTGTTGCTCAATATGCTGGAATTACAACTACTTTAGATGTTGCATTAGTAGATCCAACAATCAATACTCTTACAGTTACAAATGCATTAGATCGTAACTGGCAAGCTGGTGATTATATTATTGTTAATACCGAAATAATGCGTATTAGTGAAACTGTTGTAATTAATACTGCAATAGATGTATTCCGTGGATTATTTGGAACTTCGAAGCAATCTCATCCAGCAGGATCTGTTGTTAAGAGAGTAAGATTTAAACCTATTGAATTTAGAAGAAACTCTATCTTACGTGCTTCTGGACATACATTCGAATATCTTGGATATGGCCCAGGTAACTACTCCACAGCACTTCCTGAAAGACAAGATAGACAGTTTATTGATGTTGAAAGAGTCTTATCTCAATCTGTAAGTGATGACGGTGGAACTCCAATTTATAATGGATTAGATGATAATGGTAATACCTATACAGTTAATAAAGTAACAAACGCATCTACTGGTCAAGACTTATTAACTAAAGCACCAATTCCAACTGTTAGAGGTGAAGACATTACCTCTAATACACAAGCAGTAGGTTTTGATGTAGATTCTACAGATGACCTGACAGTTGCTAGAGGATTAAAAGTTGAAGGTGGAACTGAGTCTACTATCATCTCAGAATTCAATGGACCAGTAATTTTTACTGAGAAAATAACATCAACTTCTGAAGATGGAATTTTAGCGTCTTCTTTATTCCTCCAAGGTGAATCTACAACTTCTAGAAAATATACTGTAGGAATTGCTACTCCAGGATTATCTGGAAATGCTGGAGATATTGTCTATAAAGCAGATCCTAATGGTGGAGTTGCTGTTGGTTGGGTTTATACATTAGAGAATTCCTGGCAAGAATTCGGTCCTATTAAATCTGTAGGAACAGAAAGATATTGTGGTATCTTTAGTGGTGCATTTGTTGGTGATGGATCTGGTCTCGATAATGTATCTGACGTTTGGGTATTTGATGGTATTGGTATCTCTACCACAAGAGCTGTTGGTATGGGAACAACTTCATCTGTTCCAAGTGTTGCACTATATGTTGGTGGTAATGCTATATTTGCTGGTGTTACTACAATTAGAACAAACCAGTTAACTTTTGACGTTCCAAATGGATTCCTTGTTAATACTGGTATAACCACATTTAATCAGCAAGTTAATGTTAATACATTAAGAACAATTGGTATTTCAACATTCCAAAATGATGTTATTATTACAACAAATCCAGCAACTACTGGTGATACTGCTGGTAATTTCCTAAGATTTGTTCAATCTGATACATCAATTACTTCTGCCTACCAGTATGGTGGAATTAATTGGGAGGGTAATGATATTGGTAATAATGGTGTAAGAGGATATATTAGAGGTGTTGCTGAAGGTAGTACAGGACAATTTGCTATTACATTCGGAACACAACAATCTGGACCTTCTGCACCAATTGAGCAACTTAGAATTGCTTCTGATGGTAATATAACTGCTAGTGGTGAAATTACTGCACTATCTGATGAAAGATATAAAACAAACGTAAAAAATATTGATGATCCTCTTGCTAAAGTTCTACAACTTCGTGGTGTAGAATATGATAGAATTGATAAAGAACAACATACTATTGGACTCATCGCTCAAGAAGTAGAAAAAGTCCTCCCAGAATTAGTTCATGAAAATCATGAGGGAGTAAAATCAGTTGCATATCAAAATATGGTTGCAATTCTGATTGAGGCGATTAAGGAACAACAAACACAAATTGAAGATCTGAAGAAGCGACTAGACAATCTATAAACTGTCAGGGGGGTTGACAACCCCCCTTTTTTATGGTGTATAATAATGGAGTAGTTTGATTTTATTATCTGTGTCCCTGGTCAATATCTACGTTGATAGTCTTAAAAGCGGCGTAAATTCTTTCAACGTTGGTCAGACAATTTATACTTATGATCATCGTCATCGCAATAGTGACTATGGTAAAGCAAAGCAGACGCTTGCTCAAACAAAAGACCAGTACATTAATTACGCCTGGTGGACAAATGTATCTACTCGTGATGATGGTAAGGACGCTGGACACGATAAGATTATTCATTCTTGGTTGGATACTCTTCCTGGGATGAAAAGGATTGGTGCAAAAAATAGTGAGACTTTTGAATTTGATCCAAAATTTTATAATCTTGAGATCATCGTTCAAATGATCTATGAGAAATTTTTCTCTGGTAAGGAAAAAGTATATACTGAATTTAAACCTCGCCCATATCAACAGAAGTTTTTGCAAAAAATTGCTTCTGCATGGAATGTTAGTGAAGAATTTTTGTTGTTTGCCAAGTGCCGTGCAGGTAAGTCTGCTATGGTTCTCAAGCATATTGTAGATAGTAATTATAAACTTTCTCTGGTTTGTTCTCGTCAAAGGTCACCAGAAGCTTCTTGGGAAAATGATTCTAACGAATTCTTTCCTACAATTAAATACATTTCTGTTCAAGATCCTTCTTGGGAAACGTATCTTGAATACTGGATGGAACGTGATGTAAATATTGTTCTATGGGGTACTGTACAGAGCTTTATTACACGTATTGATAGGATTCATAATATTGATTTTGTTGCTTTTGATGAAGCACATATTGGTGGTACTGCTAAACAGTTCACCACTCTTCGCAACAAAATTAAAAGTCGTATCTGCTATATTTCTGGGACTGCTCATAAACTTTGCTGGATGTTCCCTGATGAACGCCAAAAGTTTGTGTATACTTATTTTGATGAACAATTTGATGTTCAAAATGGTGTTTTTAAGCGTCCTAAAATGAACATTGCTTTCGCAAAATACCAAACTTCTGCATATCAGGAAATTTTTGGTGATGATCCTGATGCTATGAAGAATATCTTCACAATGGAAGATGATAAGTTTTTGTATGAGATTCTTGTTCGGGAATTTATTCACAAATACTTTGGTCCCCAACGAGAGATTCGCATTGGAGATCGTCTTTTAAGGGGTACATATCACATGATGGCACTTCCTAGTGTCAAAGCATGTCATGCATTTCAAAAGTTGGTGCATTGTTATTATCCTTCCCTAGTTGTTACTTCAGATACTAATAAAGATCAAGATGATATTAACCGATTTCTTGAAGAAAATTCAAAAGCACTTATCATTACACAATCTGCAAACGTTCTTGGTGTAACTGCCAAAAAAATTGATACCGTTATTAATTGTAAAGGTGGTGAATCTATTGAGTTTTGGACTCAATTTGCTTTCCGTGGTGGTTCTGGTGTTCATGATTGGTGGGTGATTGATTTTGATGCTCAGAGGTGTCTCCGTGCCATTCACACAGCATTCCAACTTGCATGTGATAATAATCCTGCACTATCTCAATATAGTGTAGTTGACTTTACCAATATTCACGAATGGAATGATGGATTTAAAGAACTCAGTAAAGAACTTTTTGAAGATGCCCTCGCCGCTGATGTTGAGGGAAGCATCTCTACCATTACCAGTATCGTAGAATCTCTGGACCTTAGTAAGATTAGCGATTTTAATCTAAAACTCAAAACCGATCTTTCCACGGTTATGAAAGAATCACAACTTAACGATGAGGGTGCCAACAACAAAAGTTGTATCGTTCGGGAGACTGAGCGTGTAAAAAAGTCTAATGACCTTGACACTTTGAAGAAGCAGACTGTCAAGGCACTTCTTGAGTCTATTCCTCTGACCATGTTCTACATCATTCGTAATGGTCAAAATGTATATTCAATCAATGATGTTATTGGTTCTGCAGTTTATCCTTCTGTTACTGGTGACTGTGAGGGTATTCTTGATGATGTGATTAGTAAGAACCCTCATAGCATTGAACTTTTAACTCGTCGTATTGGTATTGTTTCTAATAGTATTCAAAAGAGTATTAGGAATTCCGTTTCTCATACTATTAATGAGTTGTCTGTGTCTTCTCAAATTCAACAGTCTATTCCTGTCGAACTTTTTGATCTTATGATTGATAACTGCAATGATCTTTCTAACGTCTACATGTTTGGTGATCCTAGTGGATCTCACACTGCCCGTCTTTTAGAGCGACAAGTGGATCCAAATAACATTACCGTATGGGAGAGTTGCAATAGTCATCGTAATCGTGTAAAATATATCAATGATAGTATTAATATTGTTGACTCTCATCCAGATATGAAGTTTACCGCCATTTTAGCAAATCCTCCATATAACGATCCCACCAAAAAAGCAAAGAACAATAAACTTTGGCCTATTGTGGTTGAACAGCACCTTGAACTGGTTGCTCCTGGAGGAGACATTTGTGAAGTTACTCCTTCATCTGTTCTTGGAACAACAGGTAAAGGTAAAAAGTTTATGAAGTTGTTCTCTACAAAGTATAATCTAAAAATGATTGATTATACTGCAGATGATTACTTTACTGAGGGTGTTGCTATTTGTCGTTGGCATCTTACAAATGAACCTTATCAGGGTAAAACCACTGTCATTACTCATGATGGTTCCTTTACTTGGGATTTGCGAGATGGTCTTCCTCTTGTTGGAGATTCTGCTCTTAAGCATTCTATCCTTAATAAGATTGCTAACTCTAACCATCCACGTATTCCTCTAAAGATGGGTCAAGCAATTGCTAAAGAAGATCATATTCCTGATGGCAAGTATGAGATCTACCACTCTTCTAAAAAAGTTAAACGCACCAATATTGTTCCTACAACTGGAGATGTGCTAAAGTTTATTGTTCCATTCTCTTCTACGTATAAGAATGGTGGCATCTTTACCTCTAGCGGATTTGTGGGTATGTTTAATTGTTGGTGTCCAATTACTTCGGAAGAAGAAGGGGATCGTCTTAGTAAAATCTTTGACAATAAAATTATTCAGTTCTTTATTGATAATTACAAAAAGACTGCTGGATTTACTCCCGCCATTAAAAATGGTGAAGTACCTGACATTACAGACTATGCTAATTTGTCTGATCAATTTGGTTTTACTGAAGAAGAAGTTGAGTATTTAAAGAAAAATAATGCCATCTAAAAATAAACATAACAAAAAGCATGGATCTCAACTTGAGAGATCTGATGAGAGAATCAAACAGACGCAGGAGGTATTTACTCCTCCTGCCCTAATTGATAAAATGATTTTGGATATTCCAGAAGAGGTTCTTAAAGATCCAAGTTCTAAATTTATTGATAACTGTGCTGGTGACGGTAATTTTTTAGTTCAATTACTTAAAGCACTTAGACAATATCATACTGAACAGCATATTGTAGATAATATGTTATATGCTGTGGAGTTAATGGAAGATAATCATAAAGAATTATGTAAAAGAATTGGGGTGTCCACCTCCCATCCTCACTATGTGTGCTATGATGCCCTGGAATATCATTACCGATTTGATGGTACGTTAGGACCAATTACCTTAGACCAATTTTTGAACTGACCACTCTGCTGCCCCAGGGCGGCATATTTTGCTGTATAATAACTTTATTGAGATTGAGACCATGATTCTTCGCCCCCACCAGCACGAAGCATTGCAGATCATGCTTAAGGAGCGTCTTGGCATCGTTGTATTCCCCACTGGTGGCGGCAAGAGTCTTGTTGCCATTATGGATGCCAAGCGTCAATTTGACGAGGGTAATAAAACTATTGTTGTTGTTGCTCCTCGCCTCATGCTTGCTCGGCAATTGTCTTCCGAGTTTCTTGAGCACATCACCAATGCTTCTGTGATGCATGTTCATTCTAAAAGTGATCTTCCCTACTTTACTACTACAGATCCTAATCAGATCTATGCTTGGAATTATCATACTAATGGTAATAAATTGATTGTTACCACTTATCATTCTCTTCATCGTATTCAAGAGTCTGGTATTAAGGTTGATAGCATTTACTTTGATGAAGCACACAACTCTACTAAAAGGAATTTCTTCGATTCCACTAAGTATTTTTCTGTTAATTCTGATCGCTGTTATTTCTTTACTGCTACTCCTAAGTATTCTGCTACTTCTTCCAAACCAGGTATGAATAATAGTGATGTTTATGGTCGGGTTATTTGCAATGTTCCTGCACCTGCACTGGTCAATAATGGATCATTGATTCCTCCTAAAATTAATCCCATTAATATCGGTAGCATTCGTCTTAAGGGCGAAGAGGCGGCAGAACGCGATTGTATGACTTTGTTGGATACTATTTGTAATGAAGACCATATGGATAAAGTTTTGATTGCTGCTCCTAACACTAAGGTTATGGTCCGTATGCTTGCTGAGACTGATTTTATGAAAGAAGTGCGGTCTATGGGGTATGATCTCCTCTGGATTACCAGCAAACATGGTGCATTTTTGAATGATCAGAAAATCTCCCGTGAACAGTTTTTTCAATTGGTCAATCAGTTTGGTGCAGATCCTGACAAAAAATTTATCGTCATGCATTATTCTATTTTGAGTGAAGGTATCTCTGTTCCTGGTCTTACTTCTTTGATTATGATGCGTCAAATGAATGTTATTGAGATGTGCCAATCTGTTGGTCGTGTTTTGCGTCTTCATCTTGATGATGTCAAGCGTATTCAGAATGGTACACTTACTCCAGGCAAACTTAGCGACTACACCAAATCATTCGGTCTAGTTCATGTTCCTGTTTACAGTAATGTTGGTATTGCTACTGTTAAGCGTCTCCAAAATATCGTAGATACGGTATTTGTACAAGGTCAACCTGCAATTTCTACTATTAAGCGATGAAAGAAGGATTTATTACTAAAGATGGTTATGCCGCCGTTCCATTTGGAAATCAACTTATGGTCATTTATGATGGACAGCAGTTAAAGGTCTGTAGGACCGAACGTTCTGCCCGCAATTTTATCAAACAACATTCGTCTCAACCCAAATCTGGAACTGTTTTTATTAATTAAATTATGAAATCTAAATTCATCTACGTCTCTCCTATCACCAAAAAAGCAAAGTACAACTTTTCTTCCATAATGAATTCCCTTCATTCTTGTAGGGTTAAAGATGAAAAGGATGATATGATTTATTTGGAATCTCTTAATAAGATGTATTATTTTTGGGTCAACAAAAAGAAAGATCCTAATTGGAAAATTGAAAAATAATATGTGGCAGATAAAACATCTTGAATATGATTATGCAGATTATTTTGACAAATGGATATCATATTTTAAATATAAATCTGATTTACTTCAAGATACTACAAACAACTGCCTATCTAAAAATTGCTTTGCAACAAAAAATCTGCTAAAATTTGTAGGTGATGTTGAATTTTTAGATATTATTGAAGAATTAAAATCTACTTGTGAGGAATATGTAAATAAAAAACTAAAATACTTTTATTTGCATATGATTGATTATGAAAATGGTGGTGAAATGGCACCACATAAACACGATCATAATGAAGACTATAGTTTTATTCTTTATCTTAATTCTTGTAATGATGGAGATACCGTTCTCCATCTTGATTCTGAAATAAAAATAAAACCAGTTAAAAATAAAATGGTATTATTTTCTTCGGATATTGTTCATTCTGCTATTTTTTCCAATCAAAAAAGAATTCTTGTTGGGGGACTAAAACTATGAAATCTTATGAGATTACTCATTTTTCTTATCGGCACTGGCCTTCATACCATGATGAGGGATGTTATAAATTAAATCTTGTCTTTCGTGCTTGGGAGGTTGAAGAATATTCATACATAAAGCAAAGATTTATGGATGAATGTAATGAATGGAAAAAAACAGAAATAGTTACTGATCTTGATCTCTATGAAAAATATAGAGATGGCATAAGAATGCTAGATGCAGATACTGGTAGAGAACTTCTTAGTGAAAAAAGGACTGAAGAAGAAAAGGCACTAGACGACAGGAAATATATTCCAATTCAATTTGTAAATGATAATAACTTGGAGAGAGAAGAGGTATATACCAAGTTTTCAATTTTATGAATATTTTAAAATCAATTCAGTCACAAAAGGTATAATTCAATACATAGAAGAACTTAAAAAGGTAGAAAATCCTGATACATATTACGCAGAGCAATTGTATCATGCTATTAAATGTTTAGAACATTGGTGGGACTGAATCAAGATATATAATAAAGTTGTTATTTTATAATGTTAACTCAATTACAATTAATCTTTCTTACTATATTTGCATTTGTTACTTATGCTATGGTAACAGATCCAAATGTGGTAAGATTTTTTGATTTATGTATTAAATTATTAAAAATAAACACAGAAAGATTTTTTTGGATGATAAGATTTCATCCTTTAGTTACGACCAATCCTGTAAGTCAATGGTTGATGATGCGTAAATATATGAAACAAGCAGAAAAACTACAAAAAGAATTAAATGAGTGAGAGTTATTAAATGGAAGAAGATTTAAGAGTTAAACATGCAGATATTTTAAAAGATCCAGATGGTCCTTTAAATCATTATAATGTAATATATCCAGATGATCCAAGAACGCACAATCATTTTGATTTTTGTGGTAATACAATTTATAGGGCATATAATGTATTAAGTTTAGAAGATCGTCAAGCATTGTTAGAAGAGATTGACGATGAATTGTCTAAAAATCCTAATTGGGATTTGTCGGTAGAAGCAACTAAAGAACTTAGTACTAGAAAGTTAAAAAATAAAGAATGTTGGGTTAATTTTTTTAAAATGGTGAAAACCCATTTGTACAATTATGCAAAGATAACAAATAATCCAAAAATTCTGGAATTAAAAATTCAATCTTATTGGGCAAAAAGATTGAGAGATGTTTCTGAGGAAAAATATGCAGAAGAATTGTATATAAACTACGGAAATACTCATAGTCATCAACATTTTGATTTGGGATTAATTTTTTATTTGCAAAATCCTTCAAGGATTTATGGAACATTGATTGAAAATAATGGACGTGAAGTTGTAATTCCTGGTGACGAAAATTCTTTGCTTTTACATCATTCTGCAGTAAATCATCAACCAGCACATCCACCTCCGATAGTCGCAAAAGATTATTATAGATGTGTCATCGTTGCAGATTTTATGTATCCAGATAAAGATAAAAAAATGAGAGTTGCGGATGACAGAAAAAGATAAAAAAATTTATAAAAATATTTTTAAAAAAATATTAGAGAATAAAAAGGATACCATGTCCTATGAGGAAGGGACATGGTTGATGGAACGACCAGAAATGATGGATCTTGCAAAAAAATTAAATGCAAAGGTAAAAATAATGGCTAGATTTCCAGAATATAAAAATACCATAGAAGAAATACTTTTTATTCTTGACTTATCAGACAGGTTTTTAAGATAAGAATAATTTATACCCTGTTGTCTTTTTGATCTTTTTTTGCTACCATTGGAACATAGTAAACCAGAATCATGCATTACAAATTTCCAACAATTACACATTTGGATCAAGTTAAGAATGCTATTGAAGGTTATGACGAATTTCGTGTAACTGATAAAGGATTCTATACTGTTGTAAATTATGCTGTAGCTTTTGATAATACTTTTGATATTAATGATGAAAATGATATTAATGGTATGATTCGTAGGGAATGTCGGGGATTAATTTTTGATGTTGATGGTAATTTGATTTCGCGTCCCTATCATAAGTTTTTTAATTTAAATGAAAGAGAAGAAACTCATATTGATACTGTAGGATTTGATCTTCATACTGTTCTTGAAAAAATGGATGGATCAATGATTCGTCCTATTCCAACAGAACATGGATTTAGACTTGCCACAAAAGCAGGAATTACTGATGTTGCAATAAATGCTGAAATTTTTATTTCAGATAAACCAGAATATGCAAATTTTATTAATCATTGTATTGCTCGGAATTTAACTGCAATCTTTGAATGGTGTTCTCGTAAAAACAGAATTGTTGTTGATTATCCAGAAGATAAATTAATTCTTACTGCTCTAAGAAGTATTAAAAATGGATCTTATTGTTCATATAATAATCTGCGTCTTCTAACAGAACAATATAATATTCCTCTGGTTAAAAAATGGCCAGATAATATGAATATCCAAGAATTGGTTGAGTATGTTCGTAATCTTGAGGATGAAGAAGGTATTGTTCTAAGGTTTGACAATGGACATATGTTGAAAATTAAAGCGGAAGAGTATGTACTTCGTCATAAAACTAAAGAGCAAATCAGTCAAGAAAAAAATGTTTTGGATGTAATTATTGAAGATAAAGTTGATGATGTAATTCCTTTGCTATTAGATTCTGATGCAAGTAGATTGAAATATTTTCAAAAAGCATTTTGGATTAATGTGGATGATGTTGCATTTAATTTAGCTGAGACATATCAAAAAGGAAAACACTATCAAGATAAAAAATCCTTTGCTGTAGAATTTGTTCAAAAACTTAGTCCTCATTTACAACCATTCATGTATGCAATGAATTCTGGAAAAGGTTCTAAAAGTCTCTTGGTAGAATCTATTAAAAAATCATTAACCTCACAAACTAAAATAGACCAATCTCGTTGGATGTGGGGAAACTTAGTTTGGTAAATTTATGGAAACCATATTACTAGAACCACATAAAACAATATTAGTTCTTAATGCAAGTTATGAACCAATAAATTTTTGTAATTGGAAAAGGGCTATTGTGCTTCTTTTAAAAGAAAAAGCACAACTACTGTCATCTAGAGTAATTCGTTTAATTAATTACATACAGTTACCAATTTCTAAAATAATGTCATGTAAACCATCAAGACAGTTGGTTTATAAAAGAGATGATAATCGTTGTCAGTATTGTGGATCAATAAAACAACTTACTATTGATCATGTAATACCAAAATCTAAAGGTGGTAAAGACACCTGGGAAAATTTAGTTGTTGCTTGTATGTTATGTAATACGAAAAAAGGTGATAGGACACCAGAAGAGTGGGGAGTTCCATTGCATCAAAAACCAAAGGCACCATTTAATAAAATGACAATTAGTTTAAAAACCTCTAATGTTCCTGAATGGAAGGAGTATGTTTATGCCTGAACTTTTAATGCTTTGTGGTATTCCTACCTGTGGGAAATCCACATATGTTGAAAAACTGAAGAACTTGGACTACTGGAAGGATGCAGTAGTTCTTTCTACTGATAATTACATTGAAAAACAAGCACAACGAATGGGTCTGACTTATAATCAGATTTTTGATGATGTGATTGATGATGCAACTAGGGAACTTGAACTTGAGTTGAATATGGCAAAGGATAAAGGAAAGAACATCATTTGGGATCAGACAAACTTATCAGTCAAGACCCGAAAGAAAAAACTTTCTAAAGTCCCTTCCATTTACCGCAGGGATGCTGTATACTTTGTCATATCACTAGAGGAGGCACTGGAACGGAACGATCACCGTGAAGGGAAGTTTATTCCAAAAAGCATCTTAAAGAGGATGTGGCATCAATTTGAAATTCCAACTCGCAATGAGGACTTTGATTATGTTGAAAAAGTTGAGGTTCAAGGAACCGTATAATCATCATATTGAATATACAAATGATATTGACCGCATCGTGAAGATCTTTGCGGATCGTGGATATGAAATCTCACACTCTGATGCAATCCGTGCCTGGGAAGAATTTTCTGATAGTATGTGTGCTGGATGGATGTGTCTTGGAGAAGATGATGAAGTGTTCCACGATGCTTTTTATTATTTTGAGGAAGTGGTGTGACTGAACGTAATTGTTTTATTTTTGATTTGGATGGAACTATTTGTAATGTCCATCATCGCAAACAATATGTTGCCACTAAGCCCCGTAATTGGGATGCTTGGAATAAAGGTCTGGTAAATGATACTCCTCATTTAGCAGTTCAAAAAGTATTTCAAGCACTTCGTAATGATTGTGAAGTTGATTTAATTATTGTTTCTGGTCGTTCGGATGATTATAAGGAACAAACAGTTCAATGGTTGACTGACAATCAAATCTTTTATGATGAGATTTATATGAGAAAGTATGAGGATCATCGTGATGATTGTATTGTCAAAGGTGAAATTGCTGACGAAATTCAGAAAACTCATAATATTATTGGAGTTTTTGATGATCGGCAGCGTGTGGTAAATATGTGGATTCAGCGTGGTATCTTTGTATTTGATGTTGCACAAGGTCTGGGGAACTTCTGATTATGATTGACACACTTATTGCTGGATTGACTTGCGGAATTGCAACTTTTTACGGAATTGGAGACGGATTTCATGGACAAACAACTGCTAACGGTGAGCGGTTTGATGCTTATCGTTGGACTGCAGCTCATCCTTATCTACCTATGGGTAGCAAAATTAGGGTAACGAACCAAAACAACGGAAAACAAGTTATTGTAAGAGTAAATGATCGTGGTCCATATAGTCATGCTGATTTGGATCTTTCTTATGCTGCCTTTGCTCATATTTCTTCTACGAGTAAGGGTAACGCTACTGTATGTTGGAGAGTAGTTGGATGAAAGTTCGTTTAGTCAGTGATTTACATTTGGAAATGTGTGAACACGGGCATGGAGTTCCTGACCTTGGAGAGGGTGAAGTTCTGATCCTTGGTGGGGATATTCTCTGTGCTCGCCACTTCAAAAAGAATGGTTCTCTCAAAGAAGTTTATACTAACTTCCTAAAGAAGTGTGCTGACAATTTTATGCATGTTCTGTATATCACAGGGAATCATGAAGCATATGGATACAACTATGAAGGAACCTGGAATGTTCTAAAAGAGAATCTTCCTGAAGGTATTCAACTGATGGAAGATAATGTGGTGAAGATTGCTGATTGGGTTTTTATCGGTTCTACTTTTTGGACTGACTTCCGTAATGGAAATGCCCTGGAAATGATGGAAGCGGCACAGTGTATGAATGATTATAAGACTATTCGTATCACTCCAAAGTATCGTAAGATGAATCCTGATGATACATATGGTTTCCATCGTAAATCTAAGCAGTTTCTTCTGGAACAGTTAGAACTTTTTAAAAACCAGAAAATCTGGGTTCTCACGCACCACGCACCTTCTTACCAGTCCGTTCACGAAAAATACCGAAAATCGGGCATCGCAAACGGTGCCTATGTCAGCGATCTTGACGGTCTCATCCTGGACAACCCTGAGATTAGGGTCTGGTCCCACGGTCACACCCATACTTCATTTGACTATAAAATCGGTGAATGTCGGATTGTTTGCAATCCCAGAGGATACTACAATGGTTACAACAATAGAGATTTGAACTTGGACTTTGACCCTAACTTTGAGATTGAGTTATGAATTACAAAACTTTTGATGATTGGTTTGATGAGTTGGAGGGATTTTCCTATCGATCTGAGCGGTTTTGGGATGATTTTGAGTATGCGTCTCAAACTAAAGATTATTCTATGATCAAAAAATGGTTAAAAACTGCTTGGGAGATTGGATATCAAAGCTCAGAAAGTAAATTTTATGGTGGGACAAAAAATGATTGATACTGTTAGATTTCCTTATCCGAATTTTCCATTTAGATTGGAGTATGAAGAAAATAAGGTTAAGAAAGTTTGTCATTTTGAATGTAAAGAACATCTCGATAAATATTTGGAACGACATAAACTTAAAAAAAATAAAGTTAAAATAGAAAATCGTAAATGAAAACCTTTAAAGTTCCGCACATAGAATTACATGTAACGCATACTTGCAATTTTAGTTGTGAAGGATGTTCTCATTATTCAAATCACGGACATTCTGGAACTTTATCTCTAAAAGAATGTGATGAATGGTTGTATTCTTGGAGTAGAAGATTGCAACCAGAATTGTTTACTATATTGGGTGGAGAACCAACTCTTAATAAGAATTTAATTGATATAATTTATCTGGTAAGAATGATGTGGCCAGATACTGCAACTGCAATTGATTTAGTATCAAATGCAAGTTTTTTGCATATGCACTCTGATTTACCACAAGCGTTGCTTGATACTGATACTACTTTAGCAATTTCAATTCATAGTAAAATACATCCTGGGTATGTAAATAAATTTAAAAAAGGATATAGATTGGCTAAAGAATGGAGAAAGCAGTATGGAATAAATTTAGAATTTTGGGACTTTACAACAGATACATGGATGCCCCAATATAAAGGATTTGGCAATAATATGATGCCATATGAAGATAATGATCCAAGAAAAAGTTGGGAAAAATGCTTATCTAAAAAGGCTCTACAAATACATGAAGGTAAATTGTGGAAGTGTCCACCTCTGGCATATTTACCGATGCAAACAAAAAAATATGAACTTGACAAAAAATGGGATCCTTATTTAAAATATAAACCATTGGATATAAACTGTTCTGATCAAGAACTTGAAGAATTTTTAAATAGGGAAGATGAGTGTTTTTGTGCTATGTGCCCAGCAAATATTGACAATCCATATCAAAAAAATGATCCAACTCTTCCTGTAAGTTATTGGGAGAAGTTAAACTCATGATTACCTGGGGAATATCATCAGAAAGTCACAATGCAGCTCTCTCTGTATTTGTTAATGACACATTAGTTTTTGCTAGTGAAAGTGAAAGATTTAGTGGTATAAAAAATGATGCATATTTGAATGATGATATTATTAACTATGCACTAAAGTTTGGAAAACCAGAACTGGTCTGTTGGTATGAGAACCCGTATAAGAAAACACTTAGACAACTTCTTGCAGGTCAAGGATGGATCCAAAACGTCAAGAAGTATGTTGATGTTCCAATCAAGTATTATGATCACCATTATACTCATGCTTGTGCTGGTTATTTCACCAGCAAGTTTGATGAATGTTGTGTGGTGGTTATTGACGCTATAGGTGAATTTCAGACACTCACTATCTGGGAAGCAAACGGTAATAGATTAAAACTTAAGTTTCAACGTAAATATCCACACAGCATCGGACTTTGGTACTCTGCGATGACTCAAAGGTGTGGATTAAAACCAAATGAAGAAGAATATATCCTCATGGGCATGTCTGCTTATGGGGATAAACTTCTTTATGAAAATGATATCTACAGAGATTTTATAGGATTTAGGACTGCAACATTTAAAAAAAACTTACATAAAGGATGTAGAGATTGGAGACCTGACATTAAAAACACTTTTGATATTGCTGCTGCAACTCAAGACATTTATGAAACAATGTTTAGAGATATTCTACAGAGAGCATCTAATATTGTTGATAGTAGAAACTTAGTTCTGATGGGTGGATGTGCATTAAACTGTGTTGCAAATCCAATTGCATATTATTACTTTGATGATGTGTGGATTATGCCTGCACCTGGTGATAATGGATCTGCCATTGGATCTGTTCTTGCTCATAAAAAACATCATATTGATTGGCATGGACCTTATCTTGGATATCATATTAAACCAGTTGCAACAAATGAAGAGATTGTTGATCATTTAATGGATCATGGTCTTTGTGGAGTTGCAAGGGGTCGTGCAGAGTTTGGTCCTAGAGCATTAGGTAATCGTAGTTTGCTTGCCGATCCTAGAGACCGAAAGATTAAATCAATGGTCAATGATATAAAACAGAGACAACAGTTTAGACCATTCGCTCCTGTAATCATGGAAGAGTACGTGCATGACTATTTTAATATGCCTACAAATTCATCACCATATATGCAGTATGCGGTTAAATGTAGATATTCTAAAAAGTTTCCTGCAATTGTCCATATAGATAAGACAAGTAGAGTTCAAACTGTTAATAGACAACAGAATGCAGAACTCTATGATCTTTTAAAATTGTGGAATGAGAAAACTGGTTGTCCAATGTTATTAAACACAAGTTTAAACATCAAAGGAAAACCAATGGTAAATGATGAGAATGATTGTAAAGAATGGGAAGAGACTTATGGAGTGAAAATATTTTCATGAACATATTAGAAAATTTAAACAGTAAGAATTTTTTTCCGATAGATAAACCATCTAATAAATTTTGGTATGATCAAGATACGAAAGAAAGATATGTCCACAATCTAAAAGTTCAACCAAAAGAATGGCATTATAGGGATAAAATTGTTTATTATATTACAAATTCTTTTGGATATAGGACCAAACAATTTAAAGACATTGATTGGAGAAAGTGTATAGTTTTGTTTGGTTGTTCTTACATTTATGGTGTAGGTAGTGCAGAAGATGAAACCATATCAGGATATTTAGAAGAAATAACTGGAATTCCTGTGATTAATATGGGATCACCTGGATCTTCTCCAACATTTTCTTTACACAACTCTGCTATTTTAAGTGCAAAATATCCAACTCCTAAAGCAATAATTTATGGATGGTCTTCTCAATATAGGTGTCCTTTTTATACCAAAAATGAAGTAATTCATTGTGGTAATTGGTTAAAGGATTCTAAAAAAATGGGAGAAACGTGGAATAGTAATGAAGAACATCCTGCAGTAAACTTAAAATTATCATCCATAATTTCTAGAGAAATGTGGAATAATAGAACAAATTATTATGAGTTCACATTTTTTAAAACAGTTGCAGATACTCTTTCTTGTGATTATATTAAACAAGTTGATTATGCAAGAGATTTAGGACATGCTGGAAAAGAAACCAATAAAATTGCAGCAGAAACTATTGCTAAAAATTTAAATTTGTGATATCATTTAATTTTAACAGTAAGATTTATGGCAACAAGAACTTACACTCAAAAAGATGGTACTATTTGGGAATGGGAAGAAACTCCAGAACTCTTAAATATTCTTGCCCAAATTCACAATTCCCAAAACAATGAACAACAAAAATCTAATTGATGATTCTTTTTATGTTGAGCGTTCTAGATGGGGAACGTGGAGATCCTTTGATGCAAATGGAAAAGAATTAATTACTACCTTAACGGAAGAAAATTGTATATCGGCAACCCGATTTTATTTGAAAGGAATGCAAGAAGGATGGTCTACTGATACTTCAGTTAAATATGAAGGTGTTGTTGGTGGTAAATTGTAATGGGTAATTCAATACAAAAAATCTTTATACATATTATTGAATATTTTGAAAAAGTGAAACTAAAAAAATTGGAAAACAAAATTAAAAAAGAAGATAACTTCATATATAAATGATAAATCGATTTAATTTAAAGTTTAATAATAGAAATATTATTAAGTCAATTAATAATAATCAATTTTTACCTCTTGCAAATCATACAGTTTATAATGAAGGCAAATCTATAAATTCTAATAGATTATGCTTAAAAGGTACTTGGGATTATTCTGGGACAGATTCTCATTATCTCTATAATAATAATTTAAAAGTTCAACCAGAAAATTGGTATTATCGTGATAATAAAGTAGGATATACTTTAAATTCTGAAGGATATAGAACCAAAGAATTTGATGAAGTAGATTGGAAAAATTCTATTGTTATATTTGGATGTTCTTATGTATTTGGAACGGGAGTTGATGATAAGCATACAATCTCTTCTTTTTTAGAAGATTTGACAGGTATGCCAGTTATTAATATGGGTGTAGGTGGTTCATCTATTCAATTAGCACTGCACAATTCTATGATTTTAAATGATCGTTATGGTCCACCTGCTGCTGTTGTATATGGGTGGACTTCATTAATGAGATATCTTGTATATCATCCACTTTATTTTGATAATAAAATACCGACAGATAGTATTAACGTAAAATCTGCAGAACACTTAGTTCCTTTTAATATGATGAATGTCAAAATAGTTCGTAATCTGTGGAAAGACTGTTGTAAATATTATGAATTTAGTGTTTTTAAAACCACTTCTAGTATTTTGAATTGTGATTTTTATCAACCAAAAGATGATTATGCAAGAGATATGAAGCATTGTGGTAAAGATACTAATAAAGAATTTGCAGAACTAATAAACGTAAATCTTTCATTACTATGAACTATCATGTATTAGATCCAACAACACCTTGGTATGAATTTTTATCATATCAAGAATGTTGTCTTAGTTTAGGTAGACCTTGTAGATTAGGTAGTTTTCTTCGTTATCATTCATATCTAAAAGAGATTGGAGTAAAATAATGATTAAAAATATCATTAATAAATTCTTTGATCGAATTTTAGAAGAATATGATGTAAAAACTCACAATGTTAATTTGGTAGATAGAACGAATTTTAAAATTTCCCTTGCGGATGAAATTGCCAATCTTCATTCCAGAATACGTTATCTTGAAAAAGAAAATGTTTGTATGGCAAATGCAATGTATGAACTTGAAAATAGATTACAATCGAAAATTGACAAAATTAATCCTCCAGTGTTAAATTTAAATGACTTTACTTTAGGGGAATCATAATGTACGAATCTTTGACTGAATTTGAACGTGCTTTGGCAAGATTTGGTGATAAAGTTCAATATATTGTTGGTCTTGAGATTTCCAACAAAATGAACCCAGAAACTGCATATCAAGAGATTAAAACTTTAATGAAGGAACTAAAAAAACTTCGTAAAAGAGAAAAAAATGACTGGGAAGAAGATGACAAATAAAAAAGATAGTTTAAGAGTAACTGAAGAGAAAGATGGTAGTTTTACAGTTGAATGGGATTCTGATGATCCTACATACTCTTGGTTAAATGGAAAGACAGAAGACGAATTAACAAAAATTTTAACAGAACAAATAGAAAATTATTTAAATCAACTTAAAGAAAATGGATGATAAAGTAATCAAATGGTCTTTACCAGTACAATATGATTTAGAATCTGGTGATTATTTTATTAACTTTCCAGAAGATCTTTTAAATGCAGCAAATTTAAAAGAAGGTGATCAAGTATTTTGGATTGATAATAATGATGGTTCTTTTACAATAAAAAAAGTAAAAGAAGATCAACCTAAAACATATCAAGATATGATTGCAGATGGATTCTGGATAAAGGAGAATTAAAATTCCAATAAATAAGTAAATAAAAGAAAATAATATCGTTATAAAATGGCAGTATTAACCGCATCTGGTATTCTATTTAATGATAGTACATCATTAAATTCAAGATATGATGTTATTCCACAATCATCAGTAGCAGTTTTTTATCAATCTTCTGCACCTACAGGGTGGACTAAAGTAACGACACATAATGATAAAGCACTTAGAGTTGTTAGTGGGACTGGTGGTGGTTTTGGATATGGTGGAGTATCTGGTGCTGGAGGATTAACATTTTCTTCTGCATTCCCTTCAGATTTAAAAAACCTTAACATTCCAATTAGCATCACTGCAAATATTGCTGGAACTGTAGGAAATACGACTCTTTCTGTTTCACAAATACCAGATCACACTCATGATAGCTTAACTGGTGGTACTAGTTCTGCATCATCTGGGGGTTCTTCTTTTAGAACTCCAGGAAATACTGCTACTGGTGGAGTAGTAAGTCCTGGAGGAACTGGTGGATCACATAACCATCCTTGGTCAGGAAGTGTTGGGATTACTTCAACTGCTACTGGATCTTTGGATTTGAGGGTACAATACATAGATGTAATTATCTGCAGTTTCGACTAATATGGCAGCTTTAACTGGTAGCGGGATAAGATTTAGTTTAACTGATTTTACCGATGTAATAGATTCTTTTTATTGGATATATCCTGCTGGAACTAAAAAAATATTTTATCAAGCAGATGCACCTACTGGTTGGGTGAAAGATACAACTCAAAACAATAAAATGTTGAGAGTTGTTAATGGATCTGGAGGAGTTTCTGGTGGAACTATATCTGCATCTAACGCTTTTATATCTACTGGTACAGAAGTATCTTTTCCATTTTCTGGATCCTATTCGGTAGATGGGGCAGTTGGAAATACAACACTTTCTTTAACACAACTACCAAATCATACTCACACTGGAACTATGGGTTCTAATGGTGGTGCAGATGCAACTCCTTTTAGTAATGCTGGATCTAGAACTTTTTTTGGTAGTGTCGCCACAAGCGGTATGCTTGAATCTACTGGTGGTGGATCTCATACTCACCCTTGGAGTGGTACTCTTAGTCTAAATTCTAATATTGCTAGTACCACAGATCTGAGTGTTCAATATGTTGATGTGATTATTTGCACATTATCATAAATATGTTATACTAATTATTAAAACACTTTGCACTAGTTATGAAAATTGAGCCTGGTAAATATTGTCCTCTTCTTAAAAAAGATTGCATTGGTATAAAATGTTCTTGGTATACTCATGTTAGGGGAGTAAATCCTAATACTGGACAAGAAGTTGATGAATGGTCTTGTGCTATTACTTGGCTTCCTATGATGCTAATTGAAAATTCTCAGCAACAAAGATCTACTGGTGCTGCTGTCGAATCATTTAGAAATGAAATGGTAAAGGCAAATCAAACCAATATTAATGTCTTATCTGCTGCAGCACAAATGCTTCAAGCAACTATGGATGAAAAAACAAATAAAATTCTACCAACAGATGTAAAAGAGGTAACAGATCAATGAAAGTAACTGTTATTTACCCTGACAAATTTATCAGTGTTGATGGCAAAGGAATGTATTTTGCCGAAAATTGGCCTTTTGAAGAAACTGATATTCATGCAATTCAGTGGCATGGAGATAAAGGAGAATTAGAATATAATACACCAATCCCAAATAAAGAACTTAGTGATAAATCAGAAATTAAAAAATATGTAGATTTATTTACTGAAGGATATCAAAAGTGGATGAAAGAGCAAGAAATCCTTGCAGAGATTGAAAAAGAAAAGTTAATGACATGGGAAGATGCCATGAAAGAACTTGAACTTCAATTAGATGTCATGCAAAAAAATCATGAATTTGAATTGGAGCAAATGCTGAGAGAGCAAGATAAGCATTTGGATGGAGTTAAAGAAGAATTTGAATTGCAAGTAGAGCAAATTTATAATAAGGTTCAAGAGAATCAACTCAATCTTTACTATGCAGAAAATGCAATTGAAGATGAATCTAAAGAGAAGAGTTATGATAGTATGACTATTTTTGATAGTAATATTGACCCTTCTCTCTTTGATGATAGTGTAGATCCAACAGAATATGATGCAGAAGAAGAAACTGATGAAGAGGAATCTGGAGTAGATGAGACTTCTAATATTCAAGACTTCAAAAACTTTGATTTAAGTTTATTAGAAGATGAATTTAATTTAGAAATGTTATTTGAAGATGAAGATTCTCCAATTGTAAATGAAATTGAAGAACTCATTGAACAAGAACACCAAGTAGACGCAGCACAAATTCCAGATAACTGATAAATTGTTATTTTATTATGAATCAATCTTTACTTGAAAATGGGTATGTTGTAGTACCTAATTTTATATGCTCAGAGAGGGCAAAAAAATTATCAGAAGAATTTATAAAAATATGTAATGAAAATAATCTAAGTGGAGATTCACAAGTTCCAACTTCAAAATCTCAATACAATTATATTTCATTTTTAGAATTGTTGTGTGAAAAAACACCAAATGTATCATCAATTATTGGTGAAACTGTTTTACCAACTTATAGTTATGCTAGAGTGTATGAACAGGGAAGTGTTTTGTCATCACACACCGATAGAAAAGAATGTGAAATATCAATTACGGTTAATTTAGATTCTGATATAGTTTGGCCTATTTGGGTTATAATGCCAAATGGAAAACAAAAGAAGATTACTCTAAATCCAGGTGATGGTTTAATTTATTTGGGTATAGATATAGTTCATTGGAGAGAAGAATTCGCAGGAAGTTATTGTTCTCAAGTCTTCTTACATTATGTAAGAAGTAGAGGTCCTAATGCATCTTTATATTTTGATAAAGATAATAAACAGTTTTGTAATTTTACCGAAATTAAAAAAAGTCCAGAAGTGATAGTAAAAACAGAAAACTATAAAAGTAAAAACCCTTTAGACTCATATATTAAAATATATTATTCTGCAATTCCTGAAGATGTATGTGATTTAATTTTGAAAGAATATCAAAACTGCGAGGATTGGAATCCAAGCAGAACTGGAAATGGTGAAGTAAATAAATTTATTCGTAATTGTGATACAATTGGATTGTCTATGCCAGATGTAATCAATAAAAATATTGATGCTAGAAAACAAATTGATTCTTTATTATTTGAATATTCTGGTAATACTCTTAAACAATATGTTGAAGAATTTCCACATTGTCAATTAATTTCGGATAGTGGATATGATCTTTTACGGTATGATCCTGGGGGATATTATTCCATCCACACTGATTCTCACAAAACAACTCCAAGAACAGTATCTTGTTCTTTTAATTTAAATGATGATTATGAAGGTGGGGAGTTTGCCTTTTTTGATAGAGAAGTAATCATTAAAGCACCTAAAGGTTCTGCTATTGTATTTCCCTCAAACTTTATGTATCCTCATGAAGTTATGGAAGTTAAATCTGGATCTAGATATTCAATTGTTACATGGTTCGTTTAACCGTACATTGACAAAGTAACAATATTAAACTAACATTAAAATAAATTGGTATTAAAGTATGGCATTATCAAAATCTGTTGAAGAATCTTTAAAAGAAGCAGAATCTTCCCTTCGCAATGCCCTTGCCTTTGCAGCAAGGCAAGAAAAACCATTTGTTGGTAAACATATTGCTTGTATGATTGCTGATCTTGAAGCACTTATTAAAACTGATGAACTAATGGATAAACTTGAAGGTCGGATGAAAGGTGATAGGGGAATTTGGGGACCATTTGGAGAATAATAAGATTTGCAATACCAATAATTAAGAGACTATTAAAAATCCCATAGATAATCATATAATGTGTTAAAATCAACACAGTTACGTAAAAACAAATGGAATTAACTCAAGAAGAATGGGATGAGTTGGTTGCTCTTAAAGATGCAATTAATTACAATCCGTCTCAAGTTCATTATGAAAAAATGGAAAGATTTACTGAATTGTTTGTTAGAACATTGGAAGGAAAAGGTGACAATTATCCAATGTGATACATAATTAATAAAGTATCATAAAATAAATGGATTTAGATTTTACTACTCAATCTATTTTACTGAAGACAGGACTTCTTTGTTTAAGACTAACTACAAATTATTTTAATGAAGTCTCTAGCATTGCGAAAAAACAAATTAGAGATAATATCAATGTTAGGGACAATAATTTTAAGTTAAAAGAACTTGAAAATTATCTTGAATTGGGATCTTTTTTTATTGAAGAATCTAAAAAGTACTATAAGATTCATCAATTTACTGACGAATCTGATTCAAAAATTCACTGTTTTGTCGATAAAGAGAATGGATTAGTTTATAAACCAGTTAATAGAAATTCTCCTAATAAGAAAAGATCTTATCAAATTGATACATGTATAGATTGTGCTGATTGGAGAGGTTATTACTTGAGTGATGTTCCAATTTGATAACTGTCCACTCCTCCTTGACGGGAGGTTTTTTTTGTCTTATATTATGGGAGTCAAACAAACACACCAATGATTTCTCTTCCAAACTTTGCAGAATTTGCCGAGAGCGTCAATACTGACGAAGAACTGAACGCAGATAATTATTGTAATCAACAACCTGTTGCCATGGAGTTTACGTTTGAAGAGCACGATCTTCTGAATAGTATTCTGGTTCATGCTCTTGATGGAATGGATCTTGCAATTCCGTGCATTTATGATTTTCCAGAAGACTCTGAAATTCGTCAGCGATATATGATGCTTGATGAGATGAAGAATCGTTCTTACTCCATCTGGTCTCAGCGTTTTGGTAACAAGTGATGACTACTTGGAAAGCTGATGTATTTGTCAATTCTCAAGTTGGCAAAATCTCAACAGAAGTTGAAGCTGCAACGTTTTCTGGTGCTAAAGAACAAATCTATGCAAAGCATGGTGACGTTCAGCAGATTTATAATCTGAGGCAAGTATCTTCAGACTCTTCTTCTGGATTTACTTCATCTTCTGGTGGTAGTACCTCTGGTAGCATTGCACTTGTTGGTCTTGTTGCTGCTGGATGGGCGTTTATTACGTTTACTCCCTGGATCCTAATGTTTGGCGGTGGTATAGCATCAACCTGGATTATTCAAAAACTTCTTAGAACTGATTTAGAGTCTGCATCTGATTCGGGTAATAATGGTGCTGTAGCATTAATTCTTGGTACTGCCATTTTGTTTGGTGGTGTTGGATTTGTACAAGGCGAGTTTATTCGCAAATCTTTTGAGACAACCGAAACACCTCCTACGCAAATTCAAAAACAACAATGAAATTCTCTGATCTTGATTTCCAACCTCACACTAACTATCCTGACCGTGGTATTGCTGCCCGTCAATTCTTTGATAATGGATATGGTGTAAGTATTGTACGTTTTACAAGTCCTTTTGGATTTGGCGGTTCATATGGTGCTGATGAAGGACTGTATGAGGTAGCAGTCATCAAAGGAACTGAAGATGATTGGAATATCTGCTATGGTACTCCTATCACTGATGATGTTCTTGGGCATCTATCTGAGGAAGAAGTTGAAGTCCTGCTCTATGAAGTTAAAAATCTCTGAGGTATTATGAAAATTCTCACTCTTGCTTTTGGTGTAATTGTCCTTGCTGTTGCTGGACTATTCTTTGAAGCGTGGTTGCTTGGACTTATTCTGTCTTGGTTTGGTGTATCCCTTTCCTTCTGGCAGAACTTTGCTATCATCTTCCTTGCTAATGCTATCTTCAAAACCAACGTATCTTCTAAATGAAACCTATTCTTGCTATTGTCGGTGGTGTCGTTGGATTGGGTGCCCTGACTTGGGGTATTGCTTACCACGAATTGATCTTTACGTCATTCTTTGCTCCTAAGTTTGAGAATGTTCGGAGGAATACTTTTGAACAGTCAAAGTCCTTCCGAACTGGTGCTGTTCAAGAACTGCAAAATATGCAGTTTGAATACATCAAAGCATCACCCGAACATAAGAAAGCACTTGCAGATATTATTCGGCATCGTGCTGTAGAAGTTCCTGCTGATGCTATGCCTTCTGACCTTCAATCCTTTATCTCTAATCTCCCCCAATGAAAACCATCGTTTCTGTTGCTGCACTTACTGTTCTTGGTCTTACTCTGACTGGTTGTGAAATTGAACAAAATTCTGATGATACTCAGCGTTCACAACAAGAGCGAATTCTGAAGGAAGGTACTGCTCAAAGTGGTATGCCTGCCATTAAGAACTTCCGTGAACGTAAGTTGCTGAAGCAGATTATTGAAATGCGTGACCAAGATGGTCTGGTGACTTATACTTACACTGTTCCCGAAACTACTGGTCGTCCAGTGTTTCTGTGTAATTCTATTGGGTATGGTCTTCCTGCTGCCACTCAATACACTAATCCAGAGAAGTATGAATACACTGGCACAACTCTTCCACAGGCAGATCCTAATGGTCTCTTCTCTCCTGACA